ATATGCACCTGGAGATCGCCCAGGTTGATGTCGAAGTTTTTACCGCCAATACGGGACATAGGGGGTTACTCCGAATCGTCGTTGGAAAGGTCCAGGGCGATGTTCGCCGTGAGGTCTTTCGGGCAGTTGAGGGGCTTGATCTTGATGTACACCTCGACCTTGGTTTTGGTGATCCAGACCAGGACGATGTCGCCGTCTTTGGGTGCCTCGATCTCACCCGGGAACACCTGGCCAGCGAAGGTCGCGGACTTGGCCATGGCGCGTAGCGGTTTCATCAAGGCACTGACAGCGGCCGCCATGCTGTTGGCCGTGTTGTTCAGGCGTCGATCGGCAACACGCAGAATCAACAGCGGGCGCACCTGGCGAGCGGCTTTGTCGGCCAAACGCAAGTACTCGACCACCTGGAAATCGCTCGCAGGCGCATCGAGCATGTTGCCGTCGCCCCAAAACACGCCCGGGTAATCCGGATAGGTCTGCGAGACAGAGAAACGTGCCTTGTCGAGCTCCGATCGGATGGCCGAAGGCAGCGGTACGCCATCCTTGTCATTGGGTACGGGGCCCAGGCCCAGCACGGCACCGCTGGCTACACGCATCGGGCTGTCGGCAATGCTGACGGCCGCATTGGCCAGGCGCCCGGCCAGAACGCCCTGGTCATTGCCATGCAGCTGGGGCACGACCAGGACACGCGGCGCAGCCAGATCCTGGGTGATCGCCTTTTGTTCGGTCAGGTACTCCGACCAGGTCTGCTGGACAAGGATGCCAACGGTGCTGGCCATGACGAACAGGCGGCGCCCGTAGGTGTTGCTGATAGCAATCGCGGCGGCGTGCATCGCGGAGAGTTCCGCAGCGGTGGTCACCGGTTTGGTAATCACCACCGCCTCAACGGAAAACCCTTGTTGCTGGGCCATTTCGAGGGCGTCGGACCAGTCGCCGTCTGCAGCAAGCGGAGCGGCCAGGCACGCCCAGCGATCGCCGCCATTCGCCATGGCTGCAGTGACCTGAGTTTTCAGATCACTGGGTGGGATGCCCAGCATCACGTCCAGGTCGCTGTCGGTGTTCAAAGGAATCAGGCTGCCGACGCTTTTGGCGCCGGGACCGATGAAAAGGAAATAGCGTTCGATCTCGGTCACGGCACCCTGGCCGAGGTTGAGATTGTTGACGCTGACTTTGCCAAGTGCCATGCAGTGCCTCGTTAGCGGGATGAGTTGAGGATTTGTTGCAGCACCTGGTTAACCAGCAGGCTGGTGTCCCGGTCGGTGCTGACGCCCAGGAACTGGCGCTTGGGCAGGGTGATTTCCCAGCTTTGCGCACCGGTGCCCTCGGTTTTTTCGTCGGACAGGATGCGAATCAGCAACCCGGCCTTGGCGTAATTCACGTGTTCTTGAATCCACGCTACGGACGGCCGTGTGAGGCTCTTTTTGCCCGCCTGACGCACCTTGAAACCCAGACGACGCAAGCGCTTGGCCTGTTTGTCGGTCGCTGCCAGCCCTTCCGGAACTCGGTTCCAGCGGCGCATTTGCGCGGCGGTCCGGCGTTCGGAGGCACCGTTGTGCTGTTGCGCGGCGACCCAGCTGGTCAAGCCGTTGCGCCAGCCCAGAGTCGCGCTGTCAGGGGTCAGGGCGGTGACCTGGAGCAACTTGCCCAAGCCGGCCTCCATCTTCTTTTTGCCCTTGCCGTCGCCCTTGCGGGCCTCGAATGGCGAGCCGTCCAGGTTCTGCTGGTCGCGGATTCGCTTGCGGCCCATGGTCCGGATCCGCTTGCTGACGTTGTTGAGCAGACGCCGGCGCAGCTGCGGTGGCAGGCTGAGCAGAGCCAACTGCTCGCGCACGCCCAGATAGCCCCGGGTATCGAGCTCGAAGGTGCTACGCGCCACGGCTGCGCACCTCGCCCTGCTCGGCCGTCCACAGGTCGAAGTCGATCAGGCCCCACTTCTTGCCGAACGCATCGATCAGGCCGCTGGGATCCTCGGCCAGGTGCTGGGCCTCGACGAACTCCAGGGTCAGCTCTACGTCCGCTTCGTCCGGCGTGACCTGGTCTACAGCAAAGGATGGCGCCGGCAGATCGTCGTCCCGATCGGGATCATTGGATGCCAGCCAGCCGCCCAGGAGCGCCATCAGCAACGCCGGGTTGCCGGCGAATCGCTCAATGACAAGCACGGCGCGATATCGCATATCGCCCATGTGCAGGCCCTCAGTGGTGTCTTTCCAGATCAGATCCAGGTTGACCTGCTCGGCCCAGCTGTCGATCTGCTCGGGCAGCACCAGGTTGAGGCCGATCAAGTAGGTGGTCAGGGCGCGGAGCTTGTTCATAGCAGCGCTGCCGTGACGCGGCCACGGCCCTGCAGCGAGCGCACGGCCTGTTGGCTGAACGCCAGGAAAGTTTCCGGACGGTCTGGCAGTTCCTTGCCCAGGTTCTCGGCGCTGTCGCGGCGGATGATGGTCACGAACTGGGGCAGCAGGCTGGCTTTTGCCCTGCAGTACACAGCGCGCTTGTACGTCGCTGCGTGAAATGTGCGCTCGGGCAGCACCATAGGGTCAGCAGATTCCAAGGTGGTGACACCCACGTTCTGCCAACGGGCTTTGCACTTGGCCAAGTCGCTGTTGACCTCGGTCATGGCCGTGGTCAACTCAGCGGTCAGCAGTTCCACCAGGTATTCCGCCGGCAGGCGGTAACCCTTCTGGAATTCGGCCACATCGAGGTTCGGCCAGAAGCCGTCGTTCTCGATCGCCAGTTCCACGAGGGTGGTGGGTTTACCTGAAAAGCTCATGCTGACCGCTCAAATAGGGCGGGAAGCCTGTTTTCAGTGGGACGGTCCATAAATGGGCGGCTCACTTCCACAGGTTCCCGCTGGGGGGGTAGTCGGTTATTCGGAAGCCGTTGTGGCCTGTTGTTTTGCCAATGCCTTGCGGCACTTCTCGAGGCGGGTTTCGTTGCCGGCCTTCGCGTACAACACGGTGGAACGCTCCAGATGCTTGATCGCGGTTTCCCACTGCTGAGCGTCCTGGGCACGCATGCCGATCAACTTGTGGTACTTGCTCGGGATCTGTTCCGTCAGGTCCCATTCGCCGTCCACACGTGGCAGCAGGTCAGACAGGTACGGCTCCGGGCTGCGGGTAGCGTTGTATTCGGTGTAAGCCCAATCGATCACCGCATCCGCGACAAAGGTCTGGATGTCGCGGCGCTTGAAGCGCTCCGGCATCTGCTGATCCTGCTCGATCAAGAAATCCGCCAGTTCCAGGGCGTCTTCGAACTGGGAGGTGTCGAACAGCCAGACCATGACCTGCACCACAACGCGGTTCGGAAAGTTCAGCCCCGATTCGCAGTAGCGCTGGACGTAGTCCTGGTACTTGGGCAGCAGTTCGTCACGCTTGAGCGTCTGTTTGCTGGCCAGGTTCTTGAGCGCGCTCAGGCGCGCCAGATCCACGTCCAGCGCCGCTTCCTGCAGCAGCAGGTGCTTGCGGGCATTGGCCGGGCTACTCAACGCGTCGGCCGGGGTGTACGCCATGGCCGCGCCCGACAGGGCAACAGCTACAGCGGCCACACCCGAGGCCAAGATGCGGCGCTTGTGCGCCAGGGCCAGGCTCACGCCAACAGCTCCACGTTCTCGGTCAGAGCGATCTTCTCCAACTGCTCGATCACGTAACCTTCGTTGCGGCTGTTGTAGTCCTCGACACGGGAGCGTTTCGGGTTGTCGACCGTCTGCTTACGCCAGCTGGAATCCTGGAAGTAGATCGACAGGTTGTCCCAGCTGGTGACCAGCACGGCGTTGACCGGGAAGAACGGCACGCTGAAGCTCGGCAGGCCGCCGTAGGTCTCGATGACTTGGGCCTCTTCGATGCGCTCTTTCTCGGTCGGGGTGTCGCCCTGTTTGGCGTACAGCTTTGCCTTGTCGGCGGCGAGCAAGTCGCTACCGATGATCGCCACCAGGTCGCCGCCATCACGCAGACGCTCGTCCACCATTTGCTTGGTGTCGTGCACCAGGGCGTCGAGGTTCGCATAGTCGCCACCGGCGCCCAGTTTGACCTTGCCAGAACCCGCCACGCCTTCCTTGAGCACCTGCTGCGGCGCTTGATCGCGCAACTGCTGCAGCCAGCCTTTGTTCACGTCCTGGAGCATTGGATAGGCGTCGATATCGGTCTGCACGGCCGCGTGAGTGCCGTGGAAACCGACCATGATGCGATCCAGGGCAATCTGTTTCTGGACCGCTGCGGAGTACTTCTGATGGAAGTCCGGGAACTTGGCCCAGGCATCAATCTTGGCGTACGGCAGACCCACGTCGGACTCGGTCGAGGACAATTCGTAGGTCGTGTGGTCCAGCTCCGAAGCGTCCTTGGCTTCGCGATCGGTGGTCTTGGTATTGGTGCGGCCGGTGACCGGGCCAGAAACACCAATGAACACCTTCTCGCCCTTGATCTCGGTCACGCCGAGGACGTTGATGCGAGAAAGGAAATCCGACTTGGCGGTGATGGCGTCGTTCAGCTCCTGGGCGACCGACGGTTCGACGTTGAACATCTTGCTGGACAGCTCGACACCGTAGGTTTCGGCGATCGCGAGCTGCAGTTTTGCGTACATTTGGGCGCCGTAGGCGCTGAGAGAACGGGCCATGTCAGAGCACCCGTGGTTTGGTGGTGGTTACCGGGCCGGGATTGCGCGGCAGCTGGCGACCGGTGGTGGTGTTCTGAATCGTGTTGAACTGCTTTTGCAGACCAACCAGTGCTGCCAGGACGGCTTTATTTGAAGCGCCGCCGTTGCGACTGAATTCGCGCTCTTCTTCTGCAGTCGTGACGATCGCGTCCACTGCTGCGGTGACATCGTCGATCGGGGCTTGATCGGGTTCTGGTGCCTCTTCAGCTGCAGGCTCAATCACAGCCTGAATGCCGGCAGCGACAACCAGCAGCTGCGCCAGCAGGGCTTTCAAGGCCGTTGCGGTAGCTTCATCCATTGGGGGTTTGCTCTCGGTTGGGGTTTGCGGGGTGGTTTCGGTAGGCGTGTCTTCAATGCTCAGGCGCTTGAACAAGCGGGTGAACATGGTGGCGAGGCGCCCGATCTCGCCCTGCGGCTCGGTTTCGAGCAGGGAGCCAAGCTCTTGCGAGGCAGCAAAGTAAGCGTCACGGCTGGTGCGACTGGAGAAGTAGAGTTCCTGGGTGCCGATGCTGGCCGGTTCGTCAGTGACCGCGATGCCAGTCATGTAGGCTTTGCCACGGCCACGGAAATTCGGCTTGATCTCGATACTGGTGAACAGCTTTTCACCGGCGTCGTTCAGGCGCAGCAGTTTGTCGTTTGGCTTCAGCTGCGCTTCAAGGGCGACTTGTCCAGGTTCTAGGTCTTCGCCTTCCTCAATGAGGCGGACAGCAAAAACTGTCCCGAAGGATCCGAACCAGCGTTCGTGTTCGCACCAGATAACAGCGGTGTACAGCGTTGGGGTGTAGGTTTCGGCGATGTCGCGCAGTTCCTGGGGAAGGATCTCGCGGCCATCGACGGTCGGGCCGCTGGTGGCAACACGTTTCCAGTAGGAAATAAGGGAACGGGGCATGGGCGATAACTGCGCTCAATCGGTGATTTGAGCCGCCAAGATAGGGAGCCGAACGCCCTCTAACAAACGGTTCAATTGCGCGTTTCTCCTAGATTCGCGATCTAGGTGAAACGCGCAATTTAACCCCGCGTTTTCACTGTTTTCGCCGCATAGACTGCGGCCCATGTACTACTCGACCGAAGTTAAAGAAGCCGCCAAACGTCTGTTTCTGCGCCGCTGTAAGGCCAAGGAAATTCAGGCGCAACTCAACCTGCCCAACATCCGGATCGTCTATTACTGGATCCGCCAAGGCGGCTGGGAAGACATGCTGTCGGACGAAGAACCGCTGACCGCTGTTGGCCGGCGTATCACCCTGCTCCTGGACAAGGTCGGCAGCCTGTCGAAGGACGATCTGAACGAGCTGGACCGGCTGAC